TGGTCATCATCGGCCACATTGCGGAACTGCCAGAACTTATCATTCTTTGTTTTCGGGGTTGCCTGCGGATTGGGCTTGCTCATAAAGTCCTACCTCCTTCATTTTTTCCATTTCGCTCTTGCGCTGCCGCATATTGGCCCGCCAGCTGCCGCCGGTCATCTGGGCGGTTTCCTGTTCCGCTGTACTGATTCCCTCTTTGATGCGGAGTTGGGCTGCCTCGATTTCTTTCTTGGCATCCAGATTGGTGCGGGCTGGGCCATTCCATGTGCAGGTCGTGTAGGCTTTCGCCATAGCTGGGTCATCAAAGAAACCCGGTGCATTGATGCGCCCACGGGCCACCGCTTCGGCAAACCACTTCTCGTAGGCCGGCTGGCAGAAGTCCGCTGCAAAACTGTCCCGCATCACTCCGCAGGTGCGCCAGAACTCGTTCAGAGCGCCGCGGCTCGCGGAGTAGTTGGAACTGAATTTCTTGTAAAGCACCTCTCTGGGGATCTCCACGCCGGTTGCCATCTGGTCGGACATGGCCGACATGAACCCGTCAAAAGTCGTGGTCGGGTGCTTCGGGTCAAACACATCCGTACTTTCCCCTGGTGCAAGGTCAAACACGGCAGACGGTGCCAGGTCAATGCTCAGTTCATCCGGCTTGGTTTTCGGATCCTCCGCCTTGTCTGCTGGTTCCTCACCAAACGGCGCTTGATCGGTCGGATCATCGTGCTTGATAAACAGCGTGACGGAGGACACCACAATGGCCGCGGCCAGTTCGGCTTCCGTGTATCTGCCCATCTGTTTCAGGGTAGGCAGCACCGGTGCCAGCAGCGGCACACCGCGCCGCTGTCCAGCGCGTTCCCGCTGGGTAACGCACAGGATGTTCGGCTCTCCTGTTTCTGGGTCACGGGCTTCTACCCGCGTCCAGGTCAAGGGCACCGTGCTGTCGTAAGCCAGCGGATGCCGGCTTGCTACCCAGTAAGCCACCACGGCACCGTCCTTGTCCGTTTCTACGCCCTGCACGATCTGATACACGCTATGTCCATCCACCTTACAGGGGTACATTCTGTCCATGCGGTCAGGACTGCAAATCAGGTCGGCTTCAATCAGGCGCAGCCGCAGGGCATACGGCCAGTGCGGGCGTTCATCGAACTGCACCGCCGCAAACACATCACCATTCATCAGGAAGCTGGTGAATGCCAGCGTCTGCAGCCGCCAGAAGTTATCCATGCCGGAAGCATCGCAAAGGGTGCTGTCCGCCCAAAGTTCAAATTCACGGGAGATCTGCGCCTGCAATCTGTCTGCCTGTTCCTCGTTCAAGTGCAGATAGTCCGCAT